ATAAATAGTTTTACTCCTTTATCTTCAATTAATTCATCGTTTGGATTTGCTTTCTTTGGCATTTCGTTTACAGATCCTACTTCTTGAAGGGTTGCACCTTCAGGTAATTCGTTAGGATCTTTCATTGCCAAGCCTGCTATAGTTGTGCCTTTTTGTTCTGCTATGATTTTATTAAGTTCGTCTAAACCAATAACTGTATTTGGGTTAGGTAACATTTCAATTTCACTCATCGGTATTTTAGTTAGCTTTCCAGTTGAATGGAAATTAGCTAACATATTTGCACCGTCTGATAAAGTAGTTCTAGCCATTACTTCAGCAAATTCAAATGCTTCTTGTCCAGCAGGACTCTCTACAGTCTTAATTAACGTGTCATGATTAGCATCATTTAAAGATGCAGTATCAATAACAAGTGCATTAGTAGGCGTATCCTCTCCAGGAATAACTCTATAAGCAACTACAACTCTACGTTGATTTGCTTTGAGTCTACCTACGTGTTTTGTCTCTGACATTACTTTTCTCCTTTAGCTTCTTCTTTACCTTCATTAGCTTTTTTTGCTTCTTCTTCGGCTTTTTGAACCTGCTGTAAAAAAGTGTCTAGTTTGTTATATGTTTTACCAACGGCTTCTAACTCATTGGCTTTGAATGCGCCTCTTTGAGAAGCTACATCGATTACAGATCTGATAACACCGAGATCTTGAACGGTTAACTCAACTGGTGCTTGTGGTGCTCCTGCTTCAGGCTGTGCCGGTGCAGTAGCTGGTGCTTCAGTTGCTTGTTTGTTTTCTTCAGACATACTTTATACTCCTTATATATTATATATGTACTTTATATTTACTTGTACTTCAAAAGTGGACATGCTAAAACGAAATATGAAAGTTCTTTTGGGTCTTCAAACCCAACTCTTACAATCTGATCTAGCTTGTTTTCTTTAGTTAAGCCTACGGATTTGCCTAGAAAATACCTCTTTTTAAGGTTCTTATTAATCCATTTATCAAGAGCCTGCTCTATGTTATATGTACTATTAAGGTCAATAGTAGCCAAATGAGAAGGTTGATATTTTAATCTTCGTATACCAAAGAACTCTTGTGGACTAAATTTCTTCTTTGTTGCTATCATATGTTATGCGGCATCCTCATAGTGTGCAGTTACACCAAATGGAGCCTGTAATGATCTATCACTATTACCATGAATTACAAATACTGTATCACAATAGTTTTCGTCTCCCCAACTACTCCAAGGATAACCATCTGTAAACATAATAAACTTCTTTGGTTGTATATCGTTTTCTTTCATATATTCCCAATTACAATCAAATTCTGTTCCGCCACCACCCATTGGTACGTAATCGCTAATATCTTCTCCGTCTGTTGAATTAAAGTCTTGTTCGTTATAAACTTTAGTATCAAAGCACCATATTTTAAGATTGTATTCTTGGAACTCATCCATAATACCTTTAATTTCACTTAAGAATACTTTAGCTTGACTGCTACCTATAGACCCTGACATATCAATTCCGATAACGGCATCTATTTGCATATCAAAGTTCATACCTGGTAAAACTGCTCCGGTATGCCAACCTTTACGTGATGGACGAATAAAAGTATAATCGTTCTTAATAGTTGCTTGAATCTGTTGACGAAGTATTTCACGCCAATTCATTTTAGGCTCAGTAAGATCCTTAATCATTCTTTCGATTTCACCTGGAACGTTACCAGCACCTGCGGCTTGGGCCGCCGACATCATATTTTCTTTTATTTCGTCTCTAATTTTTCCAAGCTCTTCTTTTGTATAACTAGGTCGACTACTTCCTTTACCTTGACCCTTTTTACTTTGTCCGCCTGCTTGTTGTGGCTTTTCCCAATCAACGTGTTGATCTAAAAGTTCACCTAATTCTTTTAATTCTTCTTCGTCATACTTTTTATGTATATCATCGTATACTTCTTCAGAAGTCCAACCTTCATATTTAAAATCTTGATAGATTGGAATCATCTTTACAGGCTCTCCAATTTTATCTCTTACTAATGTATTGTTTACAATATAGTCACAAGCTATATTAAATACTATATGCTCTCTATCTTCACGTCTAATAATGTGATCAAATACACAATGAAGTATTTCATGTGCAATAACAAATTCTATTTCTTTATTACTAAGTTCATTAAAAAATTGAGTATTATAATATAAGTGTCTACCATCAGTAGCGGCAGTAGGGCACCAATCATCACAATGAACAACTTTTAATCTAGTTGCCATATTTCCAAAAAACGGATGTCTTAAAAGAAGTCCTACACGAGCAACAATAATTCTATCCTGTACATCAGCTCTCATTTCTTTAAGTTCTTCTTCACTTAAATCTTTTGGTTTAAATGTACTTGAGTCTAATGCTTTTTTAACTTCGTCAAATTCAGATCCTGGAACAGGCATATGATTTACGTCTGTGTTCTCGCCCATAATTTGATCTATCATTTGTTTTTGGAAGTTACCTTCAGTGTTAGTTGCCATGTTGATCATATCGTATCCCTTTTTTTAGTGCCTTATTATGTTTATATAATACACTATTTAACATGATTTGTCAAGTGAAAAGAGGCGTTTTTGGTAAAGAAGAACGCCCAAAACTCCACGTGCCTTTTAAGCACTCTGTGCGGCTTGAATATACTTACCAAACCTGTTGTGAAATTCGTCAAAACATTCAACTTCATCAGGATCAATTGGAAGTGAGTATTGTGTGAGGGCTAACTTTATACCCATAACAACCAATTCTGTATCGAAGTTGTCCATTGCGAATCTAAGGAAGTTGTTGACTTTCTTGTCAAACTTTTTATCTTCATTATCACAGGCTTCTTTAAGTTCATAACATAGTGAGACCGTTAAGGAATACATGGCACTGATTTCTTTGGTCTCGATATCCTTCACCTTGCCATCTAAGATGTCAATTGGATTAGGAAGTTTACTTGCCACCTTTCGGTGTGCCATAAACTTAACGGCAAGTCCTTCGCCGACTGCACCACTTACTAAATCTGTAGTGGTGTTCTCGTCATCGTCATCCTCAAGTAATTCGGAAACAAATGACCAAGAACGGGGTGTTGCAAAAGAACGACTCGGACTCTTTGGATCAAAGTCATATAAGTCTTTCTTTGCAAAAGTCAAATAACCTACAACATCTGAATGGATTGTATTGTCAGCCGCCCATTGCAACCAATCATTAAAATCTACAGAAAGTTCTAAGTGTACAAATCTGTTAGCTAACGGAGCCGGCATTCTATAAGTAACACCTTTGTCAGCTTCTCTGTTACCAGCGGCAACAATTACAACGTTTTCAGGTAAATGATAAGTCCCAACCCTACGGTTAAGAATTAACTGATAAGCCGCCGCCTGTACTGCTGGTGGAGCCGAATTAAGCTCGTCCATGAATACAATAATTGTATCGTATTTCTTTGCCATCTTCTCATCTGGCAATTCAGCCGGGGGTGCCCAAACCATTGTATTTGAATTACTATCAAAATATGGAATACCTTTAATATCTGTAGGTTCCCATAATGAAAGTCTAATATCAATTACTTTTGAATTTTTGATTTCATTACCAATCTGTTGAACAATTTCAGACTTTCCAATTCCTGGAGGTCCCCATATAAAGATTGGTCTTTTTTTCTTGAATGCCCTTCTAATACTGTTTTTAGCCTTGTTTGGACTTACAGTTCTAAGTGCTATACTCTCTGCCATTTTTTGTACTCCTTTGTTACCTTTTTACGTCAGTGCCTAATTTCTAACTATGTATACAGTATAGCATCAAATAGGAATAAGTCAACCTTTTTTTTGCCAAAATGTTATTTTTTTTGGCGTTCGATCGCTTTTATTAGTCCGTATTTCCGTAAATCGCCAGAGAAAAGGTGCAGTTCTAGTGATTTCTTTTCGTCCGTTACGTGAATACTTTTGGGAGTAAGATAATATGGACAAGTAGTAAACTTATCCAAGAATATTATAGTTTGGGTAGTCATTTTGAGGTCTTTTGGAAAGGGAATTTCGTAAAATTGCAGATCTAACTTTTCAATTAAGAAATCATATCCGTCATCAGTCAGCCGTAAGCCTCCTTCAACTTTTGCTCTAGTATTTTGCCACCAAAGAGGCATATACTGTTTTATAGATGCTTCGCTGATAGCTATATCTGAATGTTTTAGGAATATCTTAGTGTATGTTTCTTTCCAATTCATGCATCATGTACCATTTCACCTTGGGTTAGTTTGTACACTTCGAACTCATTAGACTTAAACATTTCGTTAAGTTTTTTTGCTAAATTGTGTGCATGACCGGGATTGGAAAATGAAACCTTTTTGTATTTAGGTCCTGGATAATTTGTTATTGCATTTGAGGTCTTTAAATTAAATGGTGCACCTTGATAGAATACTGCCCATATTGCTTCGGCTTTTAGTACCTGTTCGCACTTATAGTTGTTTTTATCCACATTCTCTAAGATAATCGTTGGTTTTGGTCTACTCATCTGCGTAATTCCTTTATTATTAACTACGCATATATTTATCTCTTTTTAAGAGAAAACTTAGTATTTAACTGGTAGTTACTTCCAGCCTGATCCGCCATCCATACTTATTGTAACAGTTTCGTCGCCACTAGACTTGTTATCGATTATTAATTGTTCAAGTCTGCCTGTTTGATTTGCCATTACTGTGGATAAAGCAAAGGCTAATGCTTTAGCTTCGGTAATAGGCATCTTTATTTCTTTATGTTGCCCGGTATCAGCAACTTTTACTTGTTGAATAAACTTTTGAATAGGAATAGTGTTAATTGCTTCTTTTGTTTGCATCTGATAACTCCTGTCTCATAGTGAATTCTGTTTTAAACGGTCCTTTGTAAGGATATTTTTCTAGTGTAACGAGTTTAGGACAAAAACTTCTTACCCAACCTTTGTCGAATCGAATAATGTAGTATCCAGCACAATATAAACTCTTTGATTTTTTACTTTTTGTAAACAAAGGAAGTTTCTTTTGTACATTATACATAATATTAAACGGTTTTGTTGAAGATCCAAACCCATGTATTTCTTTTTGTTCTTCATTTGCTCCGTCTGATAGAGATACTTTGTCCCAACTTATCTCGCCTATATAAGAATTAAACGATTTTGTATCACTAAAGTACTTTGGACCAGTTGAACAACTGTACATATACCTTTTATCTTCTTGTTTAGATAACGTACCAATTCTTTCACCATCTGATTCTATAATCCAAAACTTATTTTTAAGTATTGGCTTTGCTTTTATTGACATATTGCCTCCTTCTTATGTATACTTGGCATTTAATGCGTCAGCATATTGTTGAACGTTGTCAGCTATTCTTTGCATATCGTGTTTTGCACAGAATTTCATTAAGTGTAACCCTACTTGTGAAACTTTCTTAGGTTCCATTGCATCTTCGCAAACATCTTGAATAATATGTTTTATATTTGCCGGTTGAGCAGTTAAATCGCATAGTG